CAAGACAAAGATTCTGGGCAAGGTCACCAAGGAGAAGGAAGAAGCCGCCGAGCGCGTGCGCGATGACATGAACTATCAGGTCACCGAGCGCATGGTGGAGTACCGCTCCGAGCACGAGCGCATGCTCTACTCGCTGGGCCTTGCTGGCTCTGCGTTCAAGAAGGTCTACTTCGATCCAAACATCGGACGGCAGGTGTCGATTTACCTGCCAGCAGAAGATGTCATCGTGCCATACGGCACCAGCCACATCGAGCAGGCCGAGCGTGTCACTCACGTGATGCGCAAGACCAAGAATGAAGTCGAGCGCCTGATGGCCGCAGGCTTCTACCGTGACTGCGAGTTGGGCGAGCCCGTCCAGTTCCACACGGACATCGAGAAGAAAAAGGCCGAGGAGGGTGGATACACCCTGCAAGATGACGACCGCTACGCTCTGCTGGAGGTGCACGCAAACCTGTGCATCGACGGTGTGGATGACGAGGAGAACGACCTCGCCAAGCCGTACGTGATCACCATCGACAAGGGCACTGGCAAGGTGCTGGCCGTGCGCCGCAACTGGGATGAGGAAGACCCCCTCATGCTCAAGCGCAACCACTTCGTGCACTACGTCTACGTCCCGGGCTTTGGCTTCTATGGCCTTGGCCTGATCCACATCATCGGCGGGTACGCCCGCGCTGGCACCTCGATCATTCGCCAGTTGGTGGACGCTGGCACCCTGAGCAACCTGCCGGGTGGACTGAAGACCCGGGGGCTGCGCATCAAGGGTGACGACACACCGATCCAGCCGGGTGAGTTCCGTGATGTTGACGTGCCCAGCGGCACGGTCAAAGACAACATCATGACCCTGCCGTACAAAGAGCCGAGCCAAACATTGCTCGCACTCTTGCAGAGAATCACTGAGGAAGGGCGGAGGCTCGGGGCCATCTCCGACATGAACATCAGCGACATGTCCGCTCAGGCTCCTGTGGGCACCACGCTGGCCCTGCTGGAGCGCACGCTCAAGCCGATGGCCGCTGTCCAGAGCCGCGTGCACTTCGCCATGAAGCAGGAGTTCAAACTCCTCAAGGCCATCATCGCCGACTATGCTCCCGAGGAGTATCAGTACCAGCCTGAGAGCGGCGTGGTGCAGGCTCGCAAGAGCGACTACGCCATGGTGGACGTGATCCCCGTGAGCGATCCCAACGCCAGCACGATGGCGCAGCGCGTGGTGCAGTACCAAGCGGTGTTCCAGATGGCCCAGACCGCGCCGCAGATTTACGATCTGCCGTACCTGCACCGCCAGATGATCGAGACGCTGGGCGTGAAGAACGCCGACAAGATCGTCCCGACCGCAGAAGATCAGAAGCCGCGTGACCCCGTGTCTGAGAACATGTCAGCACTGGTGGGCAAACCGCTCAAGGCGTTCATCTATCAGGATCACGAGGCGCACATCGCCGCGCACACGTCGTTCATGCAAGACCCGATGATCGCAGCCAGCATCGGCCAGAACCCGATGGCCCAGCAGATCATGGCCAGCCTGCAAGCGCACATCGCCGAGCACCTTGGCTTCTCGTACCGCAAGCAGATCGAGGAGCGTCTGGGTGTTCAGTTGCCCCCGCCCGACGAGCAACTGCCCGAGGACATGGAGGTTCAACTGGCTCGCCTCATCGCAGATGCAGGCAAGCAGGTTGCACAGGCGCACCAGCAGCAGGCCGCGCAGCAGCAGGCGCAGCAGCAGGCCGCAGACCCCCTGTTCCAGTTGGAGCAGTCCAAGGTCAAGGTGCAGGAGATGGAGGTCACTCGCAAGGCCCAGAAGGATCAGACCGACGCGCAACTCGCCGCCGAGAAACTGAAACTCGAAGCCATGCGCACCATGGCCACCGTCGAGAACGAGAAGGTGCGTGTCTCCTCGCAGGACAAGCAGTCCGCAGATCGTCTGCGGCTCGATGCTCTGAAGGTGCTCGCTACCCCGAAATCAAAGCCGCCAGCCAGCGGCAAGAAGGAGTAATCCATGGCCAAAACCGTCTATGACGTGCTGATTGGAAAGTACGAGGAGGAGGTAGCCTCCTCGTCACAGTTTTTGGTGAACGGCGGATGCAAGTCATTCGACGAATACCGAGAGGTGGTGGGTCGGATTCGAGGTCTCCAACTCGCCATTGAAACTACCAAAGACCTTTTGCGTTCTCAAATGAAAGAAGACGACGATGAGTGAAGACAAGACCGCCGTGACCGACGCGGAAATTGAGGCCCAAATGCCCAAGCCTGTCGGGTATCGGTTGCTGATTGCGTTGCCCCAGATCGAGGAGACATTTAACGAAATGGGCATCGTGAAATCCGAGCGAACCATGTACGAGGAGCAGTTGATGACTGTGACTGGTGTGGTGCTCGATATGGGCGAGCAAGCCTATGCCGACAAGGAGCGTTTCCCCAACGGGCCTTGGTGCAAGCAGGGTGACTTCGTGGTGTTCCGTGCCAACTCTGGCACGCGCATCCGGGTCAACGGCGTGGAATACCGCCTGATGAACGACGACTCCATCGAAGCAGTCGTGGCTGATCCGCGTGGCATCACGCGTGCGTAAGGAGGCAGAACATGCCCATGGAAAAAGTATCGTTCGAGTTCCCTGATCCAGAACGGGACGCGAGCAAAGACATCAAGATGAAAGAGGACGGCTCTGCGGAGATCGTCATCGAGGGTCGTCGTGACCCCTTCGCCGATGTGCCTGACTCCAAAACGGAGAAGAAGGCCCCTGCCAAGGCCAAGGATGACGATGAGGATGACATCGCCATCGAGGTGGTGGATGACACCCCCAAGAAGGATCGCGGCAAGAAGCCGTCGGCACCCCCGGATGAGTTGACCGATGAGGAGTTGGAGTCCTACTCGGAGAAGGTCAAGAAGCGCCTCCAGCACTTCAGCAAGGGCTACCACGACCAGCGCCGGGCAGCGGAGCAAGCCGCCCGGGAGAAGGCCGAACTGGAAGCCATGACTGCCCGTCTGGTCGAGGAGAACAAGAAACTCAAAGGCACCGTTGGCCAAAACCAACAGGCGATGCTGGAGCAGGCCAAGAAGATGGCCGAGCGCGAGTTGGAGGAGGCCAAGTCCAAGTTCAAAGCCGCCTACGACGCAGGCGAGTCGGATGCCGTTGTTGCAGCGCAAGAGGAACTGACTGCTGCAAAACTGAAGTCTGACCGAGTAAACAATCTCAAACTACCCGCTTTACAACCGGATGAAACTGAGGTACAAACTCAAGTAACCGCCCCAGCAGTCGATGACCGGGCCGTGCAGTGGCAGAAAGCCAATACATGGTTTGGGCCAGACGATGAGATGACCAGTTTCGCGCTGGGGTTGCATCAGAAATTGGTCAAACAGGGTATTAACCCTCGCTCTGACGAGTACTACGAGAAGATTGATGCTCGTATGCGACAAGTCTTCCCAGACGCCTTCGATGACGTTGAGGACGACGAACCAGAGGAAACGAAGCCTCGTCGAAAGACGAACGTCGTGGCACCGGCAACACGCAGCACTGCGCCCAAGAAGATCGTGCTGACGCAAACGCAGGTGGCATTGGCCAAACGGCTTGGTGTGCCGCTGGAAGAATACGCCAAACAGGTTGCTATGGAAATGAGGAAACAAAATGGCTGAGAACAGACTGAACCGAGAACTGGAAACCCGTGAAAAAACGGCCCGCAAGCGCAACTGGGTACGCCCGGATACGCTGCCTACTCCTCATCCCGAGGAGGGCTACGAATTCCACTGGGTTCGCGTCAGCACTCGCGGTGAGTCTGACCCCATGAATGTCTCCCTCAAACTTCGTGAGGGCTGGGAACCCGTCAAGGCATCTGATCACCCGGAAATCTTTGTGGCTGGCGTCGAGAACGACCGCTTCAAAGACAACATCCTGATTGGTGGTCTCCTGCTCTGCAAAGCACCCAAAGAGTTGGTCGAAGACCGGAACGACTTCTTCCGTCAGGAAGCAAGTGCTCAGATTCAGTCGGTTGACCACAGTCTCATGCGCGAAAATGATCCTCGCATGCCGCTTTTCAATGAGCGCAAAACGAAGGTCACTTTCGGTCGAGGAACCTAATTTTTTGGAGTCAAAACATGGCTTACCCCACCATTGACAAGCCGTATGGCTTGAAGCCGGTCAATTTGATCGGTGGTCAGGTGTTCGCTGGTTCGACCCGCAACATGAAGATCGCAAGTGGCTATGCCACCAACATCTTCTACGGCGATGTGGTCAAACTGGTGAGCGACGGTACTGTTGAGAAAGACACTGGCACGACCACCGTCGCTGCCAACGGCGTTGCTGGCGTCTTCCTTGGCTGCACCTACACCAACCCCTCTACCAAACAACCCGTTTGGTCTCAGTACTGGCCCGCCAGTACCGTGGCTTCCGATGCGTACGCAATCGTGGCCGACGATCCCGATGTCCTGTTCAAGGTCGCCGCTGTGTCTTCGGGCACGACCGTCGCCTTCTACGGCCAGACCGTGATCGGTACCAACGTCGCTCTGGTGCAGAACTCTGGTTCGACCACCACTGGCGATTCCGCCGTGGGCGTGGATGGCACTTCTGCTGCCACTACCGTCTCACTTCCCATCCGCATCGTGGCAGGTGTCCCCGACACCGCAAACGCTTCTGGTGAGTTCTGCGAATTCATCTGCAAGTTCAACGCTCCGTACATCACGCTGACCGAAGGTACGCCTAACGTCGTCGCATGGAACGGTGGCCACATGTACAACAACCCGACCGGCGTCTAAGGAGTTAGATCATGGCAATTTCTCGTGCCCAACTACTGAAAGAACTCCTGCCCGGCCTTAACGCGCTGTTTGGTCTGGAGTACAAGAAATACGGCGAAGAACACAAGGAAATCTTTGAACAAGAGAGTTCCGAGCGTTCGTTTGAGGAGGAGACGAAACTCTCCGGCTTCAGCGCCGCGCCTGTGAAGAACGAAGGTTCTGCGCTGGCATACGACAACGCCCAAGAAGCATGGACTGCACGCTACGTGCACGAGACCATCGCTATGGGTTTCTCGCTGACTGAAGAAGCCATCGAGGACAACCTGTACGACTCTCTGTCCAGCCGCTACACCAAGGCGCTTGCTCGTGCCATGGCCTACACCAAGCAGGTGAAGGCCGCTGCGATCCTGAACCAAGGCTTCACTGGTGGCCCCACCTACGGTGACGGCAAGACCCTGTTTGCTACCGACCACCCGCTGGTCTCTGGTGGCACCAACAGCAACCGCCCCACCGTTGCAGCCGATCTGAACGAGACTTCTCTGGAAGCCGCCGTTATCCAGATCGCTGGTTGGACGGACGAACGCAGTCTTCTGATTGCCGCCAAGCCCCGCAAACTGGTTGTGCCTCCCAGCCTCCAGTTCGTGGCCGAGCGTCTGCTGAAGACCGAACTGCGTGTCTCCACCGCCGACAACGACATCAACGCCCTGAAGTCGATGGGTTCCATCCCCGAAGGCTATACGGTCAACCACTACTTGACCGATACCAACGCATGGTTCCTGCTGACCGATGTGCCCAACGGCCTGAAGCACTTCGTACGTACCCCGATGCAAACGGGTATGGACGCTGACTTCGACACCGGCAACAGCCGCTACAAGGCCCGCGAGCGTTATTCGTTCGGTGTGTCTGATCCTCTGGGCGCGTTCGGTTCTCCCGGCGCGTGATGAGATGAGAAAAGGGGCTTCGGCCCCTTTTCTTTTTTGACGGATCGTGTATATTTGAACCAAACCGGGAAATTCCGGTGTGTTTGACAGGCCCGGCTGACGACATGCAGACGAACACACCATAACTCGCATGTGAGGAAATCATGGCTCGCACTACTTTTCAAGGCCCGGTTCGTTCGCTGGGTGGCTTCTACACCCAAGGCCCCAACACCATCGTTGAGGTCGCCAACGGCACCAACACGCTGACTCTGGACGTTGCCAACTACGCTGGTCGCACCCTGCGCACCAACGACGCAACGCTGATCATCACTCTGCCCGCCATCGTGGCTACCGCTGACCCGGTGACCTCTGGCCCGGGCGCTGACCCCAACACTCTGAACAACCTCGGTGCAACCTACCGTGTGTTCATCGAGACCTCGGCAACCGCCGTGGCTATCAAGACCGACGGCACTGACAAGTTCGTGGGCTCCATCATGATGGTGGACACCGACTCCAGTGGCGCAGTCTCTGGCTACGCTCCGAGCGCATCGAACGATGTGATCAACCTCAACGGCACCACCACTGGCGGCATCGCTGGCTCGTGGATTGAGATCACCGCCGTTGACGCCAACAAGTACTTCGTGACCGGCATCCTGCTGGGCTCGGGTTCTGTGGCCACTCCGTTCGCTGACGCCTAATCGGAGGTCGCCATGACAGTTCAAACCGATGTCAGAAGTGCCACGCGCACCTCTGACGGCACTCTCGTAAGTGCCCGGGCTCGCATCAAAGCGATGACCATCACCTGCTCCGCAAGTGCAGGGTCGGTTGTGCTGAAAGATGGCGGCTCCGGTGGCACGACCAAAATCGAGATCAACACCCCCTCTCTGGCGGAGATTTTCAACGTCGCCATCCCAGCAGAGGGAGTGTTGTTCGAGACCGATGTGTATGTGGACGTGACGAACGTGAGTTCGATCACGGTCTTCTATGGCTAAGTCTCCAGCATGGCAACGGTCGGAAGGCAAAGACCCCAAGGGGGGTCTCAACGCCAAAGGTCGCGCCTCTGCGAAGAAGCAGGGCATGAATCTGAAGCCGCCCGCTCCAAACCCCAAGACGAAAGAAGCCAAAGGACGCCGTGCGTCCTTCTGCGCCCGTATGTCTGGGATGAAGGAGAAGTTGACATCGGAGAAGACCAAGAAAGACCCGAACTCGCGTATCAACAAGTCACTGAGGGCATGGAACTGTTGATATGGAACTGATGGTATGGAACACAGTCCTCTCCTTCGTCTCGGCGCTCATTTTGTGGGCGCTGAGGACGCATTGGGAGGAAGTCAAGCGACTGCAAATCTTGCTCAATCGCACACGCGAGGAGATGGCCAAGGAGTACATCACACGTGCCGACGTACATCACGACTTCGCACGGGTCATGGATCGCTTGGATCGCCTCGACAACAAGATTGACGCGTTGATCAAGGAGCATCGAAGTGCCCTCAACTAGCAAGAAGCAGCACAATTTCATGGCGGCGGTGGCCAACAATCCGTCGTTCGCCAAGAAGGCAGGCGTCCCGCAGTCCGTGGGGCAAGAGTTTACGAAGGCCGACAAGGGCCGCAAGTTCATGAAAGGTGGTGACACTATGGCAACGAAAGACATGAAGGGTATGCCTGCCGCGCTGGCCAAGCATGCCGCAAAACCCGCATCCAAGGCCCACGCTGGCCTGAAGGCTGGTGGCAAGGTCAAGATGGCATCTGGTGGTTTGACCGCTGGCCACAAGGCCGCTGATGGTGTCGCCAAGAAGGGTAAGACCAAAGGCAAAGAGGTCAAGATGGCCGGTGGCGGCATGTACAAGAAAGGCGGGATGTGCTGATGAAAAAATACGCCGAGGGCGGTATCTACACCGCCGAAATGGGTCAGCCCCCCATGGAACCCGATGGTGGCTCTGTTACGCCCGCGCCCAAGCGCCCGATGCGTGGCATGCCTCCTGAGAGCCCCATGATGAAGCGTGAAGGTCGTGGCATGGCCAAGGCCGACATGCAGAAGAAAGCCCCTCAGAAGATGCCGCCCAAGATGCCCGGCATGAAGAAGGGTGGTTCCGTTTCCGCACGCGCAGACGGTATTGCCAAGAAGGGTAAGACCAACTGCAAGATGTACTGAGGAGGTCGGTATGTTTGGGAAAGCCATCAAGGGTATGACTAACGCAGCGACCACTGCAATCAATACGGCCAAATCGTCCGTGCCTGCCGCTGCACCCGCATCTGCACCCGCGCCCACTGGCTCAGGTAGTCGCATTTTTCGCAGCCGCATGGCCGCTCGTAATGCCGCTCCTGCTGCCTCCACGGGGTTTAAGACGGGCGGGTCTGTGGGTTCCGCTTCCAAGCGTGCAGACGGCGTTGCCAAGCGTGGCAAGACGAAAGGTACCTTCGTATGATGGCCAGTCGGGGTATGGGAGCCATCATGCCCAGCAAGATGCCGGGCGGCAAAACCATGCGCCGCAAGGACGGTGACAAGTTCAACGACAACGGCGTGACCAAGCGCCGCAAGGACGGCGACGAGTTCACCATGTACGCGGAAGGTGGGGCTGTCAAGTCCAAGGTCAACGAGGCCGGGAACTACACCAAGCCGGGCATGCGCAAGTCGCTCTTTGAGAAGATCAAGGGGCAGGCCGTGCAGGGCACTGGGGCAGGGCAATGGAGCGCCCGCAAGGCGCAGTTGCTGGCCAAGCAGTACAAGGAAAAGGGTGGGGGGTACCGAGATTGAAGTCACCGCAGAAATCGCTCAAGGACTGGACAGACCAGAAATGGCGTACCAAGTCCGGTAAGCCGTCGAGCAAGACGGGGGAGCGATATTTGCCTGACGCAGCCATCAAGGCACTCAGTCCCGCCGAGTACGCCGCCACAACCCGCGCCAAGCGTGCTGGCAAAGCCAAGGGCAAGCAGTTTGTTGCCCAGCCAAAGAACATCGCCAAGAAGACAGCGGGGTACAGGTAATGACGACTTCGGGCACGACCGACTTCAATCTCGAATTCACTGAGATCGCCGAGGAGGCGTGGGAGCGGGCTGGCCGCGAGATGCGCACGGGCTACGACCTGCGCACTGCCCGTCGCTCCATGAACTTGATGACCATCGAGTGGCAGAACCGTGGCATCAACATGTGGACGATTGACGAGGGGTCAGTCAACCTTGGGCAAGGTATCGCAGAGTACGATCTTCCTGCGGACACCATTGACCTGCTGGATCACGTGATCCGCACAGGTGAAGGCAACGTCTCCACGCAGGCCGATCTGGCCATCACGCGTATCAGTGTTTCTACCTACGCCACCATCCCCAACAAACTCCAGCAGGCCCGCCCCATCCAAGTGTGGGTTCGCCGCCTGCGGGATAACCCTAAAATCGTCGTCTGGCCGGTACCCGATCAGGGCACGATCAACAACCCCTACTACGTATTCAAGTACTGGCGCATGCGCCGTATTCAGGACGCAGGCGCGGGTGTTGAGACCGCCGACGCCAACTTCCGCTTCCTACCCGCGCTGACCGCTGGGCTGGCCTATCACATCGCCATGAAGGTGCCTGAACTGGCCGAACGTGTGCCCATGCTCAAGGCCGCGTACGAGGAGCAGTTTGATCTGGCCGCAGGAGAAGATCGTGAGAAGGCGTCGGTGCGCTTTGTGCCCCGTCGCTCGTACATCGGAGGCGGCTGATGGGTAATCGGTACGCGTCAGCCAAGATCGCCATTGCGATCTGCGACCGATGCGGGTTTCGCTTTCGCCTGCGCGAGTTGCGCACGCTGGTCATCAAGACCAAGCAGGTCAACATGTTGGTGTGCAAGGAGTGCTGGGAGCCTGACCAACCGCAGTTGCAGTTGGGCATGTATCCTGTGGATGATCCGCAGGCTCTGCGCAACCCGCGCCCGGACAACACCTACGTGCAGTCTGGCCTGTTAGCAGATGGCTCGATTGGTGAAGGAAGTAGAAACATTCAATGGGGATGGAACCCTGTGGGTGGTTCGCGTAGTTATGATGCTGGCTTGACACCAAATAACTTGGTTGCTCAAGGACAAGTTGGTACAGTAACGGTAGTGACAACGTAAAGGAGTCGAGTATGTCTGGCAAGATCAAACCATTCAAGATGGCCGAGGCCGGTGTTGAATCGGTCAAGGAAGACCTGAAGAACACCCGCACGGTCGCCGGGAACAAGCGGGCTGATCCGTACCCCGAGATCAAGACCAGCGGCATCAAGATGCGCGGCGCTGGCGCGGCCACCAAAGGCGTGACGAGTCGAGGCCCGATGGCCTAAGAGGTAGCCATGAACTACACCGAGTTGTGCGTCAACATCCAAGACATCTGTGAGAACGAGTTCTCATCGACGGAACTCGCCATGTTCACGCAACAGGCCGAGCAGAAGATTTACAACACGGTGCAGATTCCTGCGTTGCGCAAGAACGTGACGGGCTCGATGTCGATTGGCAACGCGTACCTTCAGATTCCGTCTGACTTCTTGTACTGCTACTCGCTGGCGGTGATTGACGCAAGTGGTGAATATCACTACCTTCTGAACAAGGACGTGAACTTCATCCGTGAGGCGTACCCAAAGAACAACTTGGCATCACGTGGTCGCCCAAAGCACTACGCCAACTTCGACGACTCCGCGTTCATCCTTGGCCCCACTCCTGATCTGGCCTACAGCGCCGAATTGCATTACGGCTACTACCCTGAGTCCATCGTCACGGCGGGAACCACGTGGCTTGGCAACGAGTTTGATTCTGCTCTCCTCAATGGTGCACTGGTTGAAGCCATTCGCTTCATGAAGGGTGAGCAGGACATGGTGGCCCTCTACGAGCGGCTGTATGTGCAGGCCATTGGTCTGTTGAAAAATCTGGGCG